AACGAATCCTTCACTGCTCGTTACACTCATGAAACAATCGCTTTGGCTTTTGCTATAACTGAAGAAGCTATTGAGGACAACCTCTATGATAGACTTTCAAGCAGATATACAAGAGCATTAGCAAGATCTATGTCTAATACAAAACAAGTTAAAGCGGCGAGTGTGTTGAACAACGCTTTTGATAGTACTTTTACTTTTGGAGATGGTAAGGAGCTTTGTGCTACTGATCACCCAACTGCAGGAGGAGGCACTTTCAGAAACGAACTGTCAACTGCGGCGGACTTAAATGAAACATCATTAGAACAATCACTTATTGATATCTCAGGATTCATTGATGAAAGAGGTCTCAAAATTGCTTTAATGGGTCGTAAGTTAATTATTCCAGTAAACTTACAGTTTGTAGCTGAAAGATTAATGGCAAGTAACATGCGTCCAGCAACAGCAGACAATGATGTTAATGCAATAAGAAACATGGGAATGTTACCTGAAGGGTATGTGGTAAACCACTTCTTAACAGATACAGACGCATTTTTCATTAAAACTGACTCACCAAATGGTTTTAAACATTTTGAAAGAGCAGGGATTGCAACATCAATGGAAGGTGACTTCGATACTGGTAATGTTAGATATAAGGCGAGAGAAAGATATAGCTTTGGCGTATCAGATCCTCGTTGTGTATTTGGCTCTCCAGGAGCTTAAATCAAGGATCCCCTTGAAATTAAAAGAGCGACTTTACAGTCGCTCTTTTTTTATGTTATAGTTTATACACCTTGACGGGAATAAACCCGACAAAGCCAAGACAAGGAGATTGATATGGCTAATACAACTTTTTCAGGTCCTATTAGATCTGAGAGTACAATCAAAACAATCAGTAAAAACGCAACAACTGGTGCTATCACAGAGGTATCAACATTTGGTGATGGTCCAGTAAGTTTATCTGACGGTGATGTAACTCTTACAAATGCTACTCACAGTGGTAGAGTTTTACTTGTGCCAGATGGTAGTCAAGATAATACATATACACTTCCAGCACCGATAGCTGGATCTATGTTTAGATTTGTTTATGCTGGAGGAGCGGCTGATGCAACAGATGCGATAATACTCACTCCAGGAAACACTAACTTTTATATTGGTGGTATAACCTTTTTAGATACTGATGGTAATGCAATTAGTTCTGTATTCTCAAACGGTAGCTCAAATAGTAGTATACAATTTAATGTTCCTGCTGGATTTGATGTTACAATTATGGGTATAAACACAACTAATTATCAAATTTTTGGTAATGCTACATCAACTACTGCCCCAGCTTTTGCTGATCAATAATAGGAGGCTTATATGGCAGATGCAGTTGCTACACAAACTATCATTGATGGTAGTAAAACAGCAGTTTTAAAATTCACAAATGTTTCTGATGGATCAGGTGAAAGTGCTGTTACTAAAGTAGACGTCAGTGCATTAGCTAATAATTCTATTGGTCAGTCTTGTACTGGAGCTTCCATACAAAAAATATGGTGGCAGTGTATCGGTATGAAAGTCCAAATATTATTTGACGCAACCTCTGATGTTCTTGCTATTGAGTTAGGTGAAAACCAAAGTGGCTTTCATGATTACTCTGGGTTTGGTGGTATACCAAATAATGCAGGATCTGGTAAGACTGGTGACATTCAGTTTACAACCGTAGGACATACAAGTGCAGACAGTTATACGATTATTCTGCAAGTAGCGAAAGAGTACGGTTAATGGCTACTACTAAAGATGTAAAAAGGACTCCCTCTGGTAAAATTAGTTACCGAGGGATGACTTTTCCTGGATTTAACAAACCAAAGAAAACTCCAGGAGGTCCTAAAAAATCAGCCGTGTTAGCAAAAAAAGGCACACAAATTAAACTTGTTAGGTTTGGCGATCCTAACATGAGTATTAAAAAAGATCAGCCGGGACGTCGTAAATCATTTAGAGCCAGACATAGATGTGATACGGCTAAAGATAAATTTACTGCAAGATATTGGTCATGTAAGGCATGGTAATGAAAGCTAACGAAGTTTTAAAATTATTAGAAAAGCACGAAGAAGAGTGCGGAAAAAGATATGAACGCATAGAAAAGAGTCTAGATAAGTTTGATGTTAAACTTTGGGGACTTGCCGTTCTAATAGTAATAACTCCTTTTTTACACAAGTTGATATAAAATGGCTATGACGAGAGGACAAATGAGAAAACAAATTAGTAAGCCTCCAGCCAAGAAAAAGAAAACTAAACGTAAAATACCTGAAAAATATTTAAAAGGTTTATCAAGCACAGAGCGTGCTAAACGTCGTAAGGAAATACAACGTAATGCACCTAAAGCAGATAACGATCCATCTGCTTATAAGTTCAGCACAGATTTTAAAAAAGGTAAACGCAGAAAAACAAAAGAGTCTGTGTACACAAAACGATTTAGAAAAATGTATGGAGGTAAAAAGAAATGAAGAAAAAACTAACACCTAAACAAAAGAAGTTAGCTTCGTTAACACCACCTTTTAATAAAATAACTCGTGGAGATATTATTAAAGGGGCAACTATGAGAAAAAAGAAAAATGGTAGCAAAGCTAGAAACAATAAGAAAAAAACTTAAGAGTGGAAAAAAGTTAGGTTTTAGCGAAAGAGCTAGAGCAGTCAATAAAGGTTTAATGCCAAGTAAGAGGAGGAAAAAACGTGTCAGCAAACGTAAGTAAAACATTAGCTGAAAAAGCTAAAAAAGCTAGAGCAAAAGGTAAAAAGGTTACGGCTGGACAATTACGTCAAGTCTACAACAAAGGTCTCGCCGCTTATAAAACTGGACACCGTCCTGGAACAACACCAAATCAATGGGCAATGGCTCGTGTAAACTCTGTGCTAACTGGAGGTAAAGCGGCGAAAGTTGATGCTCATATATTTGGTAAAGGTAAAAAACCAAAGAAAAAACCAACGGCTAAGAAAAAAGGTTAATGTCTTATTTAATAAGCAATATACCCTTCTTTAAATGTTGGGTACGCAAAGAATTTACGCATAATCATGAAAAATATAGAGGTGAGTTTATACATGCTCATGCGTTTGCTGTAACTACGATGCCAGATAGAACACTTGGTTTTCAAGTTGTGTTTACTGGTTGTGAGGTTGACGGTACTGATGAAACAAATATACACGGTGGAGCAATGTGGGCTAGAATGCCTTTGACTGCATTAGTAGCCGACATACCATTAGATACCATGCCTGACATTATGCACCCACGCTTTGCTCAGCCTTGGGACTGTAGTTCTCATCACCATAGTGTAGTAAAATTAGACTATGTGAGTGTAAGTCCATGGATATGTAAAATAGATAATAGGTTGCATATCGGTAAATATTTATTTACAATAGATTACAGTCAGTCTGATTTAGCAGATGATCCAGCTCAGCATAAGCAGAGTCATGTCATTCAGTTAATAAAGGCTGATAATTGGACTGGTAACATTGTTGCCTTGCCAAATAACAGGGTTAGAGTAACTTCCCCTGCACTCTGGGAAACTGGAGAGGGAGCTCCCGATTTTAAACCGAGTCAATGGACTCATAACGCAGAGGAACATGAACAATATATGGATCCCGAAGTAACCTTCAACAATCTTTATAAGGAGAATAAGTAATGATGAAGAAAAAAAGCTATGCGATGGGTGGTGCTACTAACGATAAAAAGAAAATGATGGGTGGTGGTGCTATGAAAAAGAAAAGTTTCGCTATGGGTGGTGCTACTAACGAAAAAGAAAAAATGATGGGTGGTGGTGCTATGAAGAAAAAGAGCTTTGCAAATGGTGGCAAAGTAGTCAAAGGTCCTTATAGTTAATGACCACTTCTTCCTCTACTAATTTTGAGCTAGATGTAGCTGAATATATTGAAGAAGCCTTTGAGCGTTGTGGTTTAGAGGTTAGGACTGGCTATGACTTACAAACAGCCAAACGTTCGTTAAATATATTATTAGCTGATTGGGCAAATAGAGGATTAAATCAATGGACTATTGAACAACGTACACAATCATTAACATCAGGTACAGCGGAATATAGTTTAGGAACAGATGTAATCGATATACTCAACGCTGTAATACGCAGAGGAACTACAGATTTTACAATTAGTAGAATAAGTAGGGATCAATACATCAACATACCAGTAAAGTCTACAACTGGTAGACCTAGTCAGTATTTTTTAGATAGACAGATTACACCTAATTTAAAACTTTGGGCTACACCAGAGAATAGCACAGATACTTTTGTGTACGATGCTTTGACTAGGATACAAGACGCAGATACAGCGAAAAATACGATGGAAGTACCGTTTAGGTTTTACCCATGTTTGACTGCAGGACTTGCTTATTATTTAGCAATGAAAAAAGCACCTGAAAGATTACAAATATTAAAAGCTGTGTATGAAGAAGAGTTTGAGCGTGCTTCAGCAGAAGATAGAGATCGCTCTAATTTAACATTAACACCTAGTAGCACTTATTATGGATTTGTATGACTAGATACGCTATTGGAAGAAAATCAAAGTTTATATCAGATAGGTCTGGGTTTGCCTTTCCATACAGAGAGCGAGTTATGGAATGGAATGGTAATGTAGTTCATAGGTCTGAATATGAGGTAAAACACCCTCAGCTTACGCCACGCAAACCACCATTAGAACCACAAGCTCTTTACCAACCAAGACCACAACAAGAGGATGACAATAAACAATTTATAGTCATTACAAACACTGGACTTGGTATTTTAGGAACAACCTTAACCTCTTTTAGTGCAACTGCTAGTTTAGGAACAGTAACAGTGAGTACATCATGAGCTTTACATTGACAACATTAACTGCCTCCGTGCAAGAGTGGACACAAAACGATGAAAGTACTTTCGTAGCTGAAATACCATTTTTTATTAAAAATGCAGAAGAACGTATTTTTAAAACTGTTGATCTTGATTATTTTCGTAAAAACGTAACTGGGTCTGCTACATCTGGTAATAAATTTTTAGAAAAGCCTAGTGATTATATGGCTACTTTTTCTTTGTCATTAATAAACAGTGGTGCAAATGTTTTTCTACTACAAAAAGATGTTAACTTTTTACAAGAATATCATCCTGATCCCTCTGTGACAGGCACTCCCAAATACTATGCACAGTTTGATGTTAGCACTTTTATTTTAGCTCCAACACCAAATGCTGATTTTACAGCTGAACTACATTATTATTATAGACCAGCATCACTTACAACTGATAATAGTGGATCAACTTGGATTAGCACAAACGCCCCTGATGCTTTACTATATGGTACATTAGTAGAAGCATATACCTTTATGAAAGGGGAAAAAGATTTGTTAGATTTATATAACGGTAGATATTTAGAATCTATCGCACGTCTCAAAAATTATGCAGAAGGTAGAAATTATTCTGATTCATTTAGAGAAGGTTTGGTAAGACAAAGACAAACATGAAGAAAAGTAAAAGTGTAGCTATTGTCGGTTTAGGAAATAGCTTTAGTGAATTTATTCTTGCTAGAATTAGAAGCGAAAAATTTGACGAAATATGGGCAATTAATTCTATGTCAGGAGTAATATATCATGATAAATGTTTTATGATGGATCCACCTTCTAGGTTTTTAGATACTCCTAATGCTGGTAAACAAACAACAATAATGGCTGATAGATTAAAGTCAAAGCTAAATATACCCATATTTTCTTGCACTAAAGATGAAAGATGTCCCGATGTAGTTGAGTTCCCTTTGCAAGAAGTATTACAAAAAACAAAATATGCTTATTTGAACAACACCGTCGCTTATGCTTTTGCATATGCAATAGCTAATGATTTTAAAGAGTTACATTTATACGGTATTGACTTTACTCATAAACATATCAATTTTGCAGAGGCGGGAAGAGCTTGTTGTGAGTTTTGGTTAGCTATAGCAATATCAAAAGGTATTAAGGTAAATATAGCTCACAACTCAAGTTTATTAGATACAAATATCCCAGATGATCAAAAGCTGTATGGATATCATAGACTTGAAGATCCGATAGTTTCTACAACTACACAAGGTAGTATGTTAATTACAAGAAAATCAAAATTAGAACCTCCAGAACCTTTAGATGGGACACCAAATATTATTGGTAGAGAGGACATACTTGGCGTTACTTATGAGGAGGTTAATAAAAATGTTTAATATTAATGTGTCAGAATTAGGAAATGTTATTGTAAAAACCTCAGAAAAAGGTGGATTAAACAATGAACAAATAGCTGATTTAGCTGTTGATAAGATCGCTAGTATATCAGATGACGCTCCCTCACATTTAAAAGAACAAGCTAAATTGTTTAGAGAACAACTCAAAGGAATCATCCATCATTATATACTCTTGGCAAGAAAGGAAGAGCGTGCTAGTATTATTCAAGTCTTGCGATCAAGTGGTCACAAGGAAATGGCTGAATATATAAGGAGACTCTAATATGGCTATAACACAAGCAATGTGTACTTCCTTCAAAAAAGAGTTATTAGAAGGTGTACACAATTTCAAAAACTCTGGTGGAGACACTTTTAAATTAGCACTATTTGCAGAAGGCAGTGGTGGTAAATCATCAACAACTGCAACATTAGGTGCAACAACGACGGCACTGGTAACAACTGGTGAAGTGGCATCAAGTGGTACATATGCAACTGGTGGTGGATCTTTAACTAGAGTAGATCCAAGCACATCTGGTACAACTGCTATTACAGATTTTGCTGATCTAAGTTTTACAACTGCAACAATTACAGCAATGGGAGCTCTAATTTATAATAGCTCTGATAGTAACAAAGCAGTTGCTGTTCTAGATTTTACATCTAATAAAACATCAACAGCAGGAACGTTTACAATACAATTCCCAACAGCAGACGCATCAAACGCTATTATTAGAATAGCCTAACAAAAGGCTAACCAATGGCGAACATTACTGGTTGGGGTAGAGGCACATGGGGTGAAGGAGCTTGGAACGCTCCTTTAGCCGTTGAAGTTACTGGTGTTGCAGGAACTACAGCACTAGGTAATGAAGTAGCTTTTGCAAACATTACTGTTGTTGAAACTGGTTTAGCTGGAACTTCAGCATTAGGAAATACAGTTGAGACGGGAACTGCTAAAGTCACTCCAACTGGAGTTGCTGGTACTTCAGCACTAGGCAACGAAGTTTCTTTTACAAATGTTGTTGTAGTTGAAACTGGACTTCAAGGAACAACTGCATTAGGTAATGTTGTTCTAGACGGCAATGCTGTTGCAGTTGTGACGGGAGTCGCTGGAACTGGTGCAGTAGGAAACACAACCGAAACTGGTACTGGCGTCATTTCTGTTACTAATGTAGCTGGAACAACTGCATTAGGTACTGCTCAAGCCTTTCCAGAATTTGTTGTAGATGTGACAAATGTCGCTGGCACTGGTGCAGTGGGAAATGTTTCTATATCTGGAACGTGTTCTTTTTCCGTTACTGGTGTTGCAGGGACTACTGCGTTAGGTGAAGAGGGAACATCGGCTGGCTCTCTAGTTGTAGAGACTGGACTGTCTGCAACTGGTTCTATAGGAACTGTAACTATCCTTCCATCAATAGAAGTCGTACCAACTGGTGCATCAAGCACTGGTGCTATTGGTGATGCTCTTGGGGCTGGAGGAGCACAAGTTGTTGAAGATGGATTAACTGGCACTGTTAATATTGGTGATGAAGCTGTTAGTGGTGGAGCAACTGTTTCTGTAACTGGTGTGACTGGCACTGGTGGTATTGATACAGACTCAACATTAGTTACATTTATTGTTACAGTCGTAGGTGGTAATCCTTCTAACCACCCTTACTATAATCAAGGTTCAACAAACAAGTATGCTATTGGTGGTAGCACAGCCACTGCTGATGTAGTCCTGACATTAATAGAGGGCAGAACTTATAGGTTTGATCAATCAGATAGTACAAATAGTGGTCATCCTATAGCTATTTATGAAGATGCTGATAAAACAACACAATACACAAGTGGTGTAACTACAAACGGAACTGCTGGAACTGCTGGAGCTTATACTGAAATAACAGTGCCAATAGGTGCTCCAACATTGTTTTATCAATGCACTAATCATGCTCTCATGGGAGCACAACTTAATACTGAAAGTGCCACTGGTACTGTCGTGACGGGAACATGTACTTTTGCTACGACTGGGGTTTCAGGCACAACAACACTAGGAGAGGAAACAGTTGATTTAACTTTACTTGTTTCAGTTTCAAGTGTTTCTGCATTAAATCAGATTGGAACACTTGCCATAATACCTGAATCTGTGGTATCTTTAACGGGAGTTAGTGCTACTGGTGGTACTGGCGAGGAATTGATCTACAGTTTAATCGTTCCTAATCAAACAGCTAATTGGCAAGAGGTGGCATAATGGCAGAATATACTAATAATCTTAGGTTAAAAGAAATAGCAACTGGTGCTGAATCGGGAACATGGGGTACATCAACTAATACAAACTTAGAACTAATAGGTGAAGCATTAGGTTTTGCTACTGTAAATATATCCTCTGATGCTGATCAAACAGAAACTATTGCGGATGCTTCCTCAGATAATGCTAGGGCTTTGTACATTAAAGTTACTTCTACTAGCTTATCAGCTACTAGAACTTTAACCATTGCACCTACTACCGTAAAAAGAGTGCATATTATAGAGAATGCAACGACTGGTAGCCAAGATATAACCATAAAACAAGGATCAAATGATGCGGCTGATAAAGTTACTATTCCAAATGGAAAAACAAAAGTTGTTTATCTAGATGGTAATAGTTCTTCAGCAAAAGTTGTCGATGCTTTTGCACATTTATCAGCTCCAGATATAACAGTAGATGATGATTTAATCGTAGGAGATAATGTAACCCTTAAATCAGATAGTGCTGTATTGGGGTTTGGTGCTGATACAGATACTACACTTACCCATACTGATGGCACGGGACTAACACTAAATAGCACAAACAAATTAACCTTTGGAGATGTTGCAAGTTTTGTTCAACAATCATCAGATGGTGTTTTGAGAATAGATGGCGAAGCAACTATAGACATGAACGCTTCTACTGCCGTTACAGTTAGTAATGATCTTAAACTAGATAGTGATTCAGCAGTCTTAGGGTTCGGTGCTGATAATGACGTTACATTAACTCATGTAGCAGATAGTGCTTTACTTTTAAATGATGCTATCAAAATGACTTTTAGAGATAGTGCCTTGTCCGTAAGTTCTAGCACTGATGGACAATTAGATATTGATGCAGATACAGAGTGTGAGATTACTGCACCAACAATAGACTTAACTGCTTCAACTAAAGTTACGGTCAGTAACGATGTTGAAGTTACTGGTAGATCCGTTGGCGTGACAGTAACGGCAGAGAACGATGGTAGTTTTGATTTAGCAGTAGGTAATGATTTTACTTGCACTACCAGTGGTAATACAGAGATTACATTTAGTAATGCCAAAGCTGGACAATCTGGAAATATAAAATTTGTAAATGCTAGTGATCATACTATAACAGCAAATGCACTAGTAGCGATAAATGCAGATGTTCTTACTACGATATCAGCAAGTGGCACATATCATTTGGCATACTATGTTACGGCAGATAGTGGTAATGATACAATATTAGTATCTGCATCGGCGGCTCTTACATAAGGAAAGTTAATGAGTTTAGTTAAAGCAAATGGTGCAGGAGAGGTAAGCACAGGTTTTTACGACTATGAAATACAAAATAGTATGTTGTTCAATGGAAGTGGTGGTTTAAGATTTAACTCTGCCGAAGCACAGACAAGCTATTGGAATTTATCTGTTTGGATCAAAAGACATAAGCTAGGTGGCAACTACTCAACAATTATGTCTGCAACAAATTATGGTAGCACATATCAAACCGACGTAATAGGCTTTGGCTCTGCAAACACGATGTATAGTATTAGAGGTTCAAACGCAAATTCTTTTACTGGTAATAGTGGCACTGCTAAAGTACGAGATACAAGTAATTGGTATCATTATTGTTTAAGAAATAGTGGTGGTACAGTTACAAGATGGTTGAATGGTGTGCAAGATAGCAGTTATAGTATAAGTGGTACATTTATTGGAATAGGCAGAAGTGGTAATCACGATATAGGTGCTTATGGTGGTAGTTCAGCAAGTTATAATAATAATTTTTCATTAGCTGATTTTTATTTTATAAATGACTCTAGTTTTGGTGCAGATGATGTTTATGATTACACACAGTTTGCTGAATTTAAAAATGGTGTACTTGTGCCTAAGAAAAACTCTTTGACTGCCGCTCAAATAGGTGATGGTGGTTTTTTCTTACAATTTCAACAAACTGGAGGTAGTGCAGATTCAAGTGGCATAGGAGCAGACACTTCTGGTAATGATCATCATCTTTCTGTTATAGGTACAGTATCAGATCATTGTAAAGCAAGATTAGATACTCCAACAAATAATTGGTGTACTTTAGACCCAAATTTTAGAGCAGTGACAGCAAACACTTTATCTGAGGGGAATGGTAAATGTGTTACAAGTACAAGTGGTCGTTCTTATAATGCTGGTACTTTTAGAATGACAACTGGTAAATGGTATTGGGAGTTTAGACCAGATGCAAATTCTGGTGGTATGGGTGTCGCTAAAATTAATGGCACAGATGGTAGTGGTGCTTATCAGTCAGCAACAAGTACAAGTACAAGCACAAATACTACAGATTATTATTATGGTGAAACAAACTGGGCTATGTATGGTGATGGCATAGTTCATAACGCAAGTTATGTAGGTGGCACTTCAAGTGGTATGGGTAGTCCTAGTTATCCACAAATATGGGGGATAGGTATAGATTTAGATTCTGACCCACAAACAATTACTTATTACATAGATGGTAGCTCTGTTGGAAGTGCAAGTTTAGACTCTGGATATGATTACATACCCATCGTTGGAGATGGTAGTGGAGGTGTAAGTAGAACAATACACATAAATTTTGGTCAAAACCCAACATTTAATGGTAACGAAACTGCTGGAACAAATTCAGATGCTAATGGTCATGGTTTGTTCCATGACTCTGTCCCTTCTGGGTATCTTGCTTTGTGTTCAGCTAATCAGCCAACATTAACTATCGGTCCAGCACAATCATCTGATGCAGGTGATTTCTTTAACACAGTTACCTACACTGGTAATGCTAGTACAAATGCAATAACTGGTGTTGGTTTTAAACCAGATTGGGTTTGGTCAAAAAGAAGAAATTCAAGTGCTTCTCATAACTTTTGGGATTCATCAAGAGGAACAACTAAATTACTATTTCCAGATGCAGGATCAGTTCAAGAGCAAACAGTATCTGGACTTACGTCATTTGATGTTGATGGTTTTACTATGGGTTCAGAAGTAACTTATTCTTCTAATATTAATGGTTCAACTTATGTAGCATGGTGTTGGAAAATAAATGCTGGGACAACTGCCACTAATACAGAAGGCTCTTTATCATGCACTGTACAAGCAAACACAACTGCAGGAATTAGTATTGTAACTTGGGATGGTGATGGTAATACTTCAGTGACATTAGGGCATGGACTTGAAAAGAAACCACAGTTAATAATTTATATGGGAAGAGAAAATACCTTTGAGCACCCCACTTGGTATCAAACATTTGGGACTTCTACTGGTTCGTTTATTAGCACAAATAATCAGCCTGGATCGTTTGCTAGAGTAACGTCAGAACCTACAGATACTGTAATTCCTAATGCTGAGAAAAATTATACAAACGTAAGTGGTGAAAAAGATATTGCCTATGTCTTTCATAGTGTTGAGGGATATTCTAGAATTGGAGCTTATCGTGGTAACGGATCATCAGATGGTTCATATGTCTATCTTGGTTTTAGACCTGCTTGGATAATGTTTAAACGAATTAATGCTTCAGATAATTGGGCAATATATGATGTTGTTAGAGATACATATAATCCATTGGATAGTTATTTATATGCTGACCTTTCTCAAGGTGAAGCTACATTCAGCACAGCAGTATTGGATGCAACCAGTAATGGTTTTAAGTGGAGAGGTGCAGTGAATTTCGGCAATAACAGTAGTGGTACGTATCTGTATATGGCTTTTGCAGAACAGCCATTTAAATTTAGTAATTCAAGATAGGAGAAAAAAATGCCTTGGAAAAAATCTGATGGAACTTATATCAAAGAGGGCAAAGGATGGGTAGGTGTTGACGGCACTAAATTCCCTAGCGTTTGGAGAAGATTTACAGATGATGAACTAAAAAAATTTGGATTAACATGGGAAGATCCTCCAAAAGCCTCTGAGCCTTATGATGATAAATTTTATTCTGGTAGAAAAACAGATGGTTCATTAATTGAAAGAAGTCTCACTGATGTAAAAGTTGTTGATGGAAACGGCAAGGAAGTAATAGATCATCAAACTGGTAAACAAATGATTGAACTTGGCTTAAAATCTATTTGGGTTGCACAAACAAAAGAAACAGCACAAACAAAATTAAGCAAGTACGATTGGATGATAACTCGTAAAGCAGAAAAAGGTACAGCAATACCTTCTAACATTACAACTTATAGAGATGCCATAAGAACAAAGTGTGCTTCTATTGAAACAAGCATAAATAATTGTAGTAATCATGCAGATTTTATGAAGTTATTTGATGTACCCTTGGACAGTGAGGGTCAACCAACTGGTAATGCACCTATATATGATTTTCCAGATGAGATTTAATCGTGCCAATAACATCTCTAAAGTTTAGACCAGGAATAAATAAAGAGACAACATCTTATTCAAACAAAGGTGGTTGGAATGATTGTGATAAAGTCCGCTTTCGTTTTGGTTACCCTGAAAAACTTGGTGGTTGGGAAAAATACGCAAACGCAACTTTTTTAGGCACTTCACGATCATTACATACATGGGCTAATCTTGAAGGTAATAAATATTTAGGAATAGGTACAGAACTTAAATTTTATATAGAAGAATCACAAACGTATAGAGACATTACTCCTATTAGGAGAAAAGTCGTTGGTGATGAAGTTGTATTAAGTTTAAACAGAGAAACAGTAGCTTTTGCTGTATCGGGTGTTTCAGCAACATTAGGATTTACTGGTGTTACAGTTAATGCTCAAAGTAATGACACACTAGCTCCAGTAGTGTTAGAATCTGGTGTGAGTGGAACTGGTGAAGTAGGAACAGTTACATTTGATTTAAGCACATCAGGACTAATCGCATCACTCGGTGATGTTACGGTGCTAGTGCCAACAAGTATAACAGTCACTGACTTTAGGGATGAGTCATAATGGCTATTACTTTTACAATAAGCTCAACTTCTAGCCCAAGTGTAACAGTAAATGATACTGCACATGGGGCTATTGTGGGTGATTTTGTAACATTTGATTCAGCAAATACTGGTAATAGTTCTTTAAACACTTTATTAGATAATGAACATGAAATTTTGACGGTAACTACTAACAGCTACACAATAAATTTATCAGAAAATGCTCCTATTACTTTATCTGCATCAGGCACTGCTAATGCTGAATATCAAATAAATATAGGTATCAATACTGTTGTTCCTGGAAGTGGTTGGGGTGCTGGAACTTGGGGTGCTGATGGTTGGGGGTCAGCTTCATCTGCCGTTGCTGGTGGTGGCACTTTAAGATTATGGTCTCAAGATAATTTTGGGGAAGACCTTATATTTAACGAACGTGATGGTTTTGTATTTTATTGGGATAAATCTTCAGGTTTAAGCACACGAGCTAAAACTTTACTAGAGTTATCAGATTCAGCTCCGATTAAATCACGTAAGGTTATGGTGTCTGAACGTGACCGTCATGTAATTTGTTTTGGTGCTTCTGCACAAGGATCTACTGCACAAGATAGATTATTGATTAGATTTAGTAGCCAAGAAAATCCTTTTTTATGGACAGCAGATACAACAAATACTGCTGGAGATTTACGCATTGGTAGTGGTTCTGAAATTGTAACAGCAGTTAAAACTAGAAGAGAAATGATTGTTATTACAGATACATCTGTTCACAGTATGCAGTTTATCGGTCCACCTTTTACTTTTGGCATCACACAATTAGCTAGTGGAACTACAGTAAGAAGTTTTAATAGTGCTGTAGCTGTTGGTGATGCTGTGTTTTGGATGGGGTATGATAGATTTTATATTTATGATGGTCGTGTAAATATAATTCCTTGTAGTGTAAGAGACCATGTGTTTAATGATTTTAACGAAACACAATCAGAAAAAGTATACGCAGGAGCAAACACAGCGTTTGGAGAAGTATTTTGGTTTTATCCATCTCTAACAAATGCAGTAGCAAACGGAGGCACTGGTGAAAACGATAAATATGTTGTGTATAATTATGACCAAAAAATATGGTATGTTGGCTCTCTGTCCAGGACTTCATGGGTAGATAGGGGTGTGTATCAATATCCAATGGCAACGGCATCAAATTTAGTTTACAATCATGAAAAAGGTAATGATGACGATGGCACAGCGTTTACTTCTTTCATAGAATCAAGCCCCATAGATATACAAGATGGTGATCAATTTGTGTTTTTGCGTCGAATGATTCCTGACGTTAGTTTTGATAATAGTGACAGTGGATTAGCTGACGCTAACAAAACTACTGTTTTTTCATTGAAAGCACAACGTAGTCCTGGAGAAGGTTTTGTTAAAACATCTACAAATAATGTCACAACGACCACCGAACTAAATCATTTAAGGTTGCGTGGTAGATCTTTTGGTTTAAGAGTAGAAAGCACAACTCAAGGTGTAAACTGGCGTTTAGGTACACCACGAGTAGATATAAGAGCGGATGGAGATAGATGAGTAGACAATTAGTACCACCAACTTTTTCATTACCACCTGAAGAATATGATGTTCAATATTTTAATGATATGGTAAGAAGTTTAGGTCAGCTAACAACACAATTACAAAATCCTGGAGAACTGCGTGGCACAAAAATTACTTTAACTGATTTACCCACATCAGAAACTGGATTGGAAACTGGAGCCTTGTATAATGATAATGGAAGTGTTAAGATAAAGACATGAGTGGTATAGCAAGTATTTCATATGATTCACCGCTTGTACCCGAGGGCGGATTATTTACGATAAAGAATGCAAGTAAAATGCTTTCTGAGTTTGGTCGTAATGGTGACACTTATGTTGTTCATGCTAAAGAGGGCGAAACTGTTATACCTATGGAAGTTTTGGATAATAATCCAAGACTGAAAAAAATGTTATTCCAACAAATGCGTGAGCTTGATTTAGATCCTGCTCGTTATATAGTAGGTAATGAATTAAACTCAATCAATCCAGTTACTGGTCAACCAGAGTTTTTTCTTAAAAAATTATTCAGGGGTCTAAAAAAGATTGTAAAAAAGGTTGCACCGATTGTATTACCAATCGCCGCTCCGTTTTTACTACCAACTATGCCGATGTTTTTAGCTACTGGTTTAGGTTCTTTAGCAGGAGGTTTAGTTGCAGGACAAAGACCACAAGATGCTTTTAAAAATGCTATCATAGCAGGAGGTTTAGCTGGATTAGGTAATATGGCTTTTGGTCAAGGTGGCTTTGGTGCTAGTGGCATAGAAGCTGGAATAACTAAAGGTCAATATGATGTGCGTAATTTATTTGGTGGTGGTAAGCCAACTGTAGATACCTCATCAATAGTAACAGCTAAACCAGACTTGCGAACAACTCAAACATCATTACCAAAAGGTACAGTTGGTTCATTACAACCAAGAGATTCTGGTATTTTAAATGTAGGAGGTGATCCTACATTAAGTATTGATGATTTAACAGCAAGTGTTACTGAACCAAAAGGTATAATTGATTCTATAAAAGAAGTTGGTGGTAAAGCTAAAGATATGTATGATGAGTACTTATCTCCATCACGACAAAGTATAATGCCTACTGACAAAGAAATAATAGCAGAGGCAAAAAATCGTATGAAGCTTTTTCAAGAAACTGAAGCACTTAGAAAAAAAGCAATGGGAGCATCTTATAAACCAGGAGATTTTAAACTTGATATTGCCACTATTAAAAAAGATCTAGCTCCAAGTGCATTAGAAAAGTTTGCTCCTCTTACTGGTATCGCAGGTCTTACCTTATATGGTCTTGATAAAGCTGGATTACCGATTTTTACAGTAAAAGATGAAGACACTGGGGGAGAAACATTTGTAACTGGTAAACAACTATTAGAAATGTATCCTGAAGATTTTAGGTTAAGAGATTTTTATGGTCAAAACCCATACTATTTAAACAGAGCTGATGGTGGTGAAATCGTTGGTCCTGGTACGTCAACCTCGGATTCTATACCAGCTATGTTAAGTGATGGTGAGTTTGTTATGAACGCAAAAGCAGTACAAGGTGCTGGAGGTGGTGACCGTAAAGAAGGTGCTAAACGTATGTATGCAATGATGAAAAGATTTGAAAAGGTAGCATAATGGCTGAAACACAAACCGTTATACAAAGAGAAGCCCCAGAAATAGAAGCCTATAAACTGGGCTTGATGGAACAAGCAAAGGCGTTAGCTGAGTCAGCACCTACTATGGAGCAACTTCGTAGGCTTACTCCAGAACAGTTAGGTTTATCACCATTACAGTTTCAAGCGTTACAACAATTATCTGCTCAAGGTGAGGGTGGTATTGGTGGTTACAAACCTTTTCTGGAAAGAGCTGGTTTAGGATTAGATACTGCTGAAGATACAATAGGTCGTGCTGAAGGGGTAGGAGCTCTATCTACTGGTATATTTGATCCAAGTATGGTTGACAAGTTTATGAATCCTTATCAAAAAGCTGTAACAGAACAAGCCCTATCACAACTCAATAAACAGTTTGCAGAACAACAAGCTCAAAGAGGAGCATCAGCTGTTGGAGCTGGAGCATTTGGTGGTGCAAGGTCAGGTGTTCTTGAAGGCATCGCTCAACGTGAATTAGGTGATGTAGCAAGTAGAAGAATATTTGAAGATTTAGCAAGGAACTTTGGTCAAGCTCAGCAATCCGCAATGACATCATTTGAAAACCAACAAAGACGTTTAGCTAATCAAGCTGGATTAGTATCTAATTTAGCTGGACAACAAGCTGAAGTAGCTTTACGTCAAGCTGGATTAGGTGAGTTAGCACAAAAACAAGCCTTAACAGATACAGATGCTTTACTCAGAGGGGGACAAGTTGAACAACAACAGCGTCTAGCAGATGAACAAGCAAGAGTTGATAGAGAAAGATTTGCTTTCCTTGAGCCACAACAAAGGTTAAGTTTTTATAGTGATATATTAAGAGGTGTACCAAGCACACAGATACAAACACTTACTGGTCCAGGACAGCAACAAGTACCTTTATTTCAACAAGCACTAGGAGCTGGGATTACTGGTTTAGGTCTGTATGGTGCAGGAAGTAAATTGGGGATATTTTAATGCAAATGTTAACTAATGAGCCGTTGGGCGGAATAACATCAGGGTTAGAAGATAATGAATCAGTTCAGGCATTGAGTAATGTAACTTCGGGCATTGAAACATTGTTTCAAAACATAGATGAGGCTGATAACCCAAAAGAAATAATGGATGCTATCCGTGGTGATGAAGCTAGTGTAGAACAAAGACGTATGGAGTTAGCACAATTAGTCGGTGAACAAGATGCAAAACAAACTCCAGAGTCCGTGCTTACAATAGTACAGCCCTTAATGACTGTAATAGAATCTACTGGTGGTATAGCTGATTTAGATACAGAAACACCAGTTGCACCAAATATAAGTGATGCTCAACAAATGGAAGCTATGGCAAGAATGCAAAGTGGTCAACAACCAGTTATGTTAAAAGATGGTTCTGTTGATACAGTAAAAGGCAATCCAACTGGTAACCCTGATATGAATATAAATCCTTTACAGTTTTTATTACAGAACGCAGGAATGTTCGGTCAAAGTGATCCTCTAAAAGGTATACAAATGGCACAGCGTCTTGTGCCTATGCCTAAACGTGAAGATTTTGCTGGCATGTACACAGATAAGCCAAGTGCTTACCAAGACTATAAAGATATTTTACCGTATAATATTTTAACAAACATTGGTCAATCAATAATGCGAACGCCAACTTTATTTGGTGCATTAACTGCTCCAGAAGTGACTAGTCAATTAGATCCTCTTATGAAAGTGGCTTTATTACAATCAAAAGAAAAAGCAGAACGTGAACAAAAAGAAGCAACTGCTTTTGCAGAAGCTAAAAAAGATGCACAAAAATCAAGATTAGAACTTTATAAACCTTTAATAACATCTATTGGCACACCTGATATTGAAATGTTTAAAGCAGATGATGGTTCGCAATTTCTTGTAAATAAAAAAACTGGTAACTATGAACGACTTACTCCTGGAAGAACAAAAGTAGAGTATTTTAGTGGTCTAGGTATAGCAACAATTAAACCTGATGGCACTTACAGTATTAAAGATGTTGAGATGCAAGTTGTTGAAGATCCAAACACTGGTGCAAAAATATTATTTAATCCAATAACAAAACAAATGGGTCAAACAATAGTAGAAGGTCAAGTAAAATATGAGAAATTTGGTAGTGATCAGTTTGGTTATTATTCTCGCAATCCGTATACGAACCAAATAATGCAACTTGTAGAAGGTAAAGTACCTTTAAGTGAAGCACAAAAATTGATAAAACAATTTGCTGATACTAAACAAGCATTAACTAGACGTGATATTACTGCACCAGAAAAACAGAACCTTTTAAATACATTAGAGGCTTTATCACCAAAGATTTTTGGACAAGACACTGAGTTTCAAAAAGTTGTTAATGAAATGACTGATAACTTTAGAAAAGATTTATTGGCTGATTCTGAAGCTGGTGTAAATGATGCTGATATTAATGAGCAAGTAAGAGAGTTTAAGCAAAACTTATTACTAAAATATTTTGACGCTAAGACTGTATCACAATCCCGTTACGATCCTAGGTCAGATGAAAAATCAAGATTTAATGAATTACTCACTAAACAGATTGAAAATAGAAACAATGCCGTAGGCACTAATGATAAAATGGCTATGTTAGCGAATCAAGCCCAAAGCCTCTCAACACAGTTTCAAACTGGATTATTTGCACCACAAAGATTATTTTTAGGTAGATTGTTACAGCAGTTCCCTGCTATGGAAACATATATGCGAGCTAATACAGATCCTGCGATGTTTAATCAGTTTTTTGGTGGTGGTATAGCTTCTGCCGAAGCTCTTAATTCTGTTTCAACACAATTTGCTTTAGCTTTTGCTCAATATCTTCCTGGAAACTTAAACACCGAAGAAATTAGAATGATACAGACAGCGGCTCCAAGTTTAACAACTACAAAAGAAGGTATTGCATTATTACAAAAAATATTTACTGGGCAAAATGAAAGACTGAAAAAAGAACAAGCAGAGTCAATTAAAATATTAGCTTCGGAAGAGGCTAAAAACTTGACTGGTAGAGAATTATATCTTTACCATCAGCGTAAGATGAAGGAGTTTAAAGATAACAATTCTATATTCTCACAAGCGGATATAGATGCTCTACCGTCCACAGATGTATCACCTCCTAAATATTTTGCAAGAAATGAAAATAGAGTAAATCTACCAGCGACTGAAATGAATCAAACACTAGCGGCGATTAGTAAACAATATCGCAATAGAACGGATTTTGATACGTTAGCTGTTCCAAAAATTAAAGATCATTTAAGAAATGAGTATAAAATTAAAATGGGTGTAGTTGGTGATATTGATCAATTTTTAGATCCTACTACTCCTGAAGGTAAAGCACGACTTGATTTATTATTTGATATGGGTAACTTAAATTTAATGAGTAGATAAATGGCAGATCAATTTAAAGTAGATGAAACTGTAGATTTTGAAAGTGTATTTGGTAAAGAGGGTACAGCTTTCCCTATGCCAGATGCACTAAAAAGTGAAAAAATATTAGATTTTAACGGACTTGATTTAGATAATATACAACCGTTGTATAAAGTAACTGGCACAGAACCGACCACAGTCCAAGGTACTTCTTTAAAACCAGTAGAAGACTCTGATGTTTTTTCTTTATTAGATGCAATTACTCCTGACGCTGACACTGTAATTGGTTTTATGAGTACACCTGGATTATATACTTTTGGAGTTGATGAAGATAAACTTTCAAATTATTCAGAGGGTGTGAGCACTGTTTTACGAAGCATGAAACAAGAACAAGATAGGATAGAAAATGTATTAAAAGATACATTAGGAACAAAATATCAAGGTTCTACAGCACAAGGTATAGAAGGTTTTGATTTATTCACAACACGAGATGAATTAGCTAGAAAAAAATATTTTGAAGATATGAAAAAATATTTTGAGGATAAATATCCTGGATCTAAGTATTTTAGAGTTGGTGTTGGTGGCAAAAAATTAGAGCATGTATTTCAATTAGTACAAGATGGTCCTATTTATAGAGTTGACCCAAATGGGGGTTTTACTGATTTTGTAGGTGATGTTGCAGATGTAACTGGTACATTAATTAATTTTGCCAATGTATCATCTATAGGCGGATCTTTGCTCCATCCACTTTTTGGCACAGCAGGAGGATACGTGTTAGGAGACATGATTGATAAACAATTAGCTCAAGAAGGTATAGATGTAAGTCGTGATGAGTTTTTGGAACAATTTAGTATGAATCAAGTATATCAAGGTTTAGTAGAGGGCGTTATAAATCAGTTTGCTCCAGGAATGGGAAAGTATGTAGTAGCAAAACTTAAAGGTGAAGAAACTGGTGTGCCTATGTCCATGCTAATTAAAAAAATACCTAAAGAAGGATTAGAAGCTCAAAAGTTTGCAATCAAAATGCGTACTCAAGGTATACCAGAGATGGGTATAAAAGCAGACCCTGAATTTCCTTTATTAGGTGTAGGACAATTAGCAACAAAAAGTTTGTTAGCTCAAAGATTATTTTCACAGTCTGCAGGTATATCTCCTATAATAGGAAATCTAAGAAATAAACAACAAGCAAAAATTCTAGATTTACTTGAAAAAAAGGCACAACGTCAAGGGGGCTTCCAAAATTTTACACAAGCTGAATTAGACAATTATATTCTATTTAAAGGTAACACTTACTCAACAGAGTTGATGGAATTTTTTAACAGATCTTTGTTAGATAAAGATAAATTAATTCCAGGAAGTGATAAAATTTTTAATAAAATTATAGAAGATTCTAATAATTTAAAAAAGGCATTAGATGACAGTATCGATAAAAAGTTTTTATCTGCTTCACAAAAAGCAAACTCTGCTGATGCAACTTTTGATTTATCTGAAGTTGTAAAAAAATCAAACGAAATATTGTACGGAATAAGAACTAGAGCAAAACCAAAAAAAGATGATAAAACTGCAAAATCAATAGGATTAAACATACCACAAGGTCCATTAGGTGATCAGCTACAAAGACTGGTCAATATTATTGACCCGAATGTCTCAAAATTAGTAACCTCAGATTTAGGCACACGAAAAACTTTTTCAGCTCTCAAACAAATCACAACTATAAGAAACGATTTAGCAGATATAATCCGCGATGGAGGGGCTGGGGCTGGACAAGCAAAAGAAGTAATTGAGTTAATAGATAATGCTATAATGAACCCAAGTGTCAAAAATAATGTAGCTGGTAAAGATATGTTAAAATTTTTAGATGAGGGTAAAGAACTTTACAAGTTACGAGCAGGAGTCATTAACAGAGGTTCTTTAAAAAAGTTTTTCAAAGCCGATGGTACTTTTATGCCTCGTAAAGTTGTTGGCAAAATATTTTCTGGCGAAGTTGATGATGAGTCTATGAAAGTATTTTTTGATTTTGTTAAAGTTGCATCAAAAAACAAAAAAGCAAATCTAGCTACCATGAAAACTTTAAGAGAAGACATTGGTAATTCTCTTGTAACTTACATAAGTCATAATCCAGAAAAAGGTGGAGAAGTTGTTCGTAAGTTTATTAAAGATGAAAAAATGTTAAATTTAATTTTTCCATCTAAACGAGCACAAAGACAACTAAGAGATTTTGCCATGAACACACAGTTTATTGAGGGTAGTGTTTTTAAAGCTCTGCAAAAAACTAAAATGGAAAATTTAGAAGTTGCAAGAAATTTTTTAAATAATGCTACGGAAGCAGAAATAAAAGATTATGTAAGAGACTCTGGTGGCTATTTAAGTGAGAAAGTAATTGATTTACGACATGCTATACTTGATAAAATTTTTAAAGATCCAAGCATTAAAGGAACCTCTCCAGATGCACCAGATGTTGAAGTTATAAATGCAAAAAAATTCACAGATAAAATGAATAATTTTATAAACTTTAGTACAGATGAGTTTGCAAAATTTAAACCTTTATTCACAAAACCTAATGGACAGTTAGATAGAGAATATTTAAAAAGATTAAATGAGGTAAAAAACTTTACACACTTCACACAAGAGGCTTTAGATACTGGTGGATCAATCGCAGTTGGTAGTAGGGTAGGTTCACTTATAAATAATCTTGATCTAGGTGCTATAGCAACTATTATGAAATCAAACTTATTGGCACGAGCCATGTCCATTCCACCTACAGTACAACAGCTTGAAAAAGCGATTGGTAATCCTGTCAAGAATAAAATATTTTCATTAGACACCTTAACAGCAGTTACAAACGCTATAGCAAGAAGTTATGGGTACACTGATTTTGCACAACCTACTACAGAAACTTTAGAAGAAGAAACAGAAAGAACTGGGAAAATACCTGATGTTTCTGCTTTGGAAACTGACACGACTACAAATGTCGCTAGTATTACACCAAACACACTGAATTTAAGTCTTCCCAAGGTATCAGGTGGGGGTAATGTTAATCCTCCAAACAACCAGCAATATGCAAGTCTATTCCCATTTGATACCACGGGAACGGCTATTGCAAACAGAGCAGGAATCATGGGGTTGACGTGAACACCATAACACCTGACACTCAAAACTTAACACCTTTTAATCCATCAGACGCTTTACCAGCACCAAGAGTCAAAGGAACATTATTACCTTTTTCAGTAAAAAAATTTGGTGAAGATAAAGATGTGCAGTTTGATACACCAGAGTTTGTAGACTCAATGATTGAAAGTTTTAAACTTCCTGGAAAAGCCTTAACGGGACAACTTGGTATAGCCTCTATTGATAACCCTATGTTTACACAAGGAGCAACACAATTTACGTCTGATTTTGGATTAAACCTCGCCTTATTGAATGCTGTTAGAGCTCCAAGTGCTGTAAAAACTGGACAACTAAATATTATAGCATCACATAATGCTAAAGATGGACCTAAAATATTAAAAAAACATGTAGATATGATTGCTAAAGAAGGTATGGATGCAACTTTTCAAAAAAATAAATCTTTCCAAGACCCTATAGATGGTAGATTAAGTTTTGAAATAGATACAAGTAAAATGTCTATACCAGAAAAATTTACAAAGACAAAAACATTTGAAAACCAACAAGTAAAACTTACCGATATTTTACAAGGTATGCCTGATTTATTCAAACAATACCCACAACTCAAAAAAGTTAAGGTATTTATGAGTGATGATCGTGACATTGTATCAGAGGGAGGTGGAGCGGCATCAATTTTGACTAATGAAATAATTTTAGATAAAGTATTAATAAAATTATCTAATAGAGACAAAATTAGTAAAGAAATGTTAGAAGAAACAGTTATGCACGAAGTTCAACATTTTGTTGATAACATAGAGCGAAGATCTGCTGGTAGTAGTCCTAGTAGTGTTTTTGCACAAATAGCAGATGGCAATGAAGGAGCAGTTAAGAGAGCGTTGAAAATAGCATTGGCAACGGATATTTATAAAAATAATGCTGGAGAAGTTAGAGCTAGAATGGTTGAACAACGTCTCAAAAAAGGCATGGAAGGTGAGTTTCCTGATCCAGACGTAAGTCCAGAAAACATTATAAAAAACGAAGATTTATTATTAGAGCTTGTCAATCAGTCAAAAGGTGTGCCAAAATTAAGGGACGTTATGAAAGGTCAAGATGAATCTTTTATGAGACAAACAAATAGATCATTGTTAAAAGCTGTCAAAGGCGAAAGAGATGATGGAATATAAATGAATATAGAACAATTACAAAAAGAAATAGCTGAAGACGAAGGTTGTGTACACGAAATATATTTAGACCATTTAGGTTTACCGACCTTTGGTATTGGTCATTTAGTAAAAGAAACTGATCCTGAATACGATCAACCAGTTGGGACTCCAGTATCGGAGGATAGGGTTGATGCTTGTTTTGCGTCTGATATACAAATCACATTGAATGATTGCAACAAGTTATATCCCAACTACGATGACTTACCTGAAGAGGTACAATTAATCATCGCCAACATGATGTTCAATATGGGTTACCCTAGAATGTCTGGATTTAAGAAGATGAAAGAAGCAGTTGACAGTGGTGACTGGGTTGAAGCATCTGAACAAATGAAAGATTCTAGATGGTATCGCCAAGTGACTAATCGTGCTGACAGACTCGTAAATAGAATGATGGTGGTTAATATTGTATAGAGGTAGTCATGGATCCAGCTTCAATTGGACTGGCAATAACAGCGGCGAGTAAAGCCTTCACAGCAATTAAAAATGGTTTTGCAATCGGTCGTGATATTGAATCTATGGGTAAAGATTTAGGTCGTTGGATGGGTGCGTTGAGTGATATTGATAATGCTGAAAAGTCAGCAAAAAATGCCTCTCCACTCAGAAAATTATTTAAAGGTAAAGAAATAGAGGCGAGTGCCATTGAGGCTTTTACTGCCAAGAAAAAGTTAGAAGCACAAAGGCAAGAATTAAAATCATTCATAAATTTTCATTATGGACCCCAATCTTGGAATGAAATATTACATATGGAAGCAGAAATAAGGAAACAAAGACAAAAAGAAATTTATGAACGTCAAGAACTTATACGAAAAATATGGGAGTACATTGGTTGGTTTATTTTATTTTGCACAGTCATAGGTTTTGTATTTTTTCTTGCATGGTTATATAAGGAAAGTAGATGACACAGAAAAAATTACAAAAAGAATCTATTTATGCTGAGTATGATGAAGATGGTGATGGTGTAGTTACTGACGAAGAACTCAGTCACATAAAAGAAATTAAAGAAACAGAAACTAAATTACGCAAAAATCTTGCACAATTACGCATGGCAAGATACACCCTAATAGGTATGGGAGTGTTCACAGTGGCAATGTTCTTTGTTCCACTAGAAAGAGTAGAGGCATTAGCTGATATTAGTAATTTATTCTATATTTCTGGTGCTGGAATAGTTGGAACTTACATGGGGACTACTGCCTACATGACCAAGAATGGGAAGTAATTTTAGGGTACAAACATACCACTTACCCACGCTCCAATGACTGTATCGAGCTTATTCGGATCCGTTTTTTCTTCAAACTATCCAATCTGTTACATTTTCTTGTAAAACCACACTAGCAAGATTAATTTTGTTTTTAAGAGCTTGTAACACTTTTTCATCTACTGTTTTGTCGGCAATAATATCAATATAAGTAACTTTATTTACTTGTCCAATGCGATGTGCTCTATCTTCACTTTGTAAACGCACCTCTAAATCATAACTATTACTATAATATATAACTGTAGATGCTTGAGTTAGTGTTAATCCATAACCTCCAGTTCTAGGTTGCCCAACAAAAAACCTTACTGGACTATCTGGGTTTTGGAAAGCACTAACAGCATAGTCACGTTGATCAGTTGTGGTTTCACCATAATAACTAACTACACTTTCTACACCATACATTCTACCTATGAGTTGTTCTATTAGTACGATGTCCATTGTAAAGTTCGCCCATATAATAACTTTGCCATCTATTTCATCAAGCATTACTTCTAACTCATTTAGTTTTGTTGATGGAAAGTTTTTTATTGTTCCATCATCTAACTTTACATGACCAGAACACACTTGTTGGAGTCTGAGTAATTGTGTCAATATTGTGGTGGGAGTTACTGTGCCTTCTTCACATATACCAAGTGCTATCTTTTTTATATCATCATACATTTTACGTTGTGTATCACTTAACTCAACAATACGCTTGGTGTATACTTTATCAGGTAAATCCAAACAATCTTGTTTACGCACTCTAAAACTAAAATTATCTAACAAACCATTTAGCTCCTTTAAATTTTTGTATCCTACTATTTGGTTAAAACTATATGAACCTAAATTACGACGCTTTATAATCGCATACTCATATTGGAAACTATAAAAACTTTTATGACCTAATAGAGTTGGATTTAAAAACTCACATTGTGTATATAAATCCATAGGGCTTTTTGTTATAGGACTACCAGTCATAATCCTACGGAACTTGGCACTCTTTCCAAGTTTCACTATAGACTTTGTTCGTTTTGCTTTTTTACTTTTTATTGTAGTGCTTTCATCAATAGCCATAAGCACCGTATGAGCTAACAAAAACTTTTCGGCTACTTCTACACCTTTGCGTGTGCTAAAGGCTTCTATATTCATTAGGAATATTTTTAAATTATCGTTTGGTACAAATAAACTTTTCCAAGTCTGTAAAAACTTTTGTGTGTGATTAGGTTGCCATACACAGATATCAGTTAGCACATGTTCTGGCATATGAGTTGGTATCTCATTACGAGACCAGTTTCTATATACACCTTTTGGTGCAATAATCAAAACACCAGTTATATGTCCTCTGTCATATAACACACTAAAATTATCTATCAAAACCTTAGACTTACCAGTTCCCATATCCATAAAAAAAGCAAACTCTTCCAAGTTCCACCCTTTCCTTAGAGCTGTTAGCTGATGCTCATAAGGTTGTAATTTAAACTTATATTTCATTACAAAACTTTCTAACTTTATTATATACAAAGTGTTTTGGATTTTAAGTATTTTTTGCTCAGCACGATATTATTCGCGGGACGGAAAATATATCGATATCTGATATTTAAATATCTGATTTATCATTTAGACTAAATTGTGTTTTACTACTATATATAAAAGTATATATTTATTAATGCTAGTGTTTAGTAGTGTGACATGCAAACCGTTCACTTGGCTACCAAAAGCCCCAAGCTCCTAGGCAAAGGGTGTGAGGTAGTGACAAGGGTTAAACACTAGCAAGACTAACAACAGCATAGGAGAAAGTGTGACTGTATTTATTACGCAAGAAGTTCCTGGT